GGTCGAACCCCGCCGCATCCCCGGCGAGGACCCCCCCGACCCGAGACCCAGAGAGGAACCCGCATGTGACTGATGCCGAACGCCTGGAGAAGATCGCCGGCGTCTACCTCATCGAGGACCTGAGCTCCGACGCCCGCCTCGTCCTCATCGCCATGATCCTGGACGCCGACGACGAAGGGCACGTCGAGGTGCCCGAATGGGCACACAGCTGATCCGTCAGGTCGAAACGCTAGGGCTCGGCGGACGGCTCACCCACCTCGGCAACCCCGCCCGCCTCTGCCTCTACGTGATGGCCCTGAATGCCCACGACACCGGCACCAAGACCGTGCCCGCCCGGATCTACTTCCGAGGCTGGGAACACCTCGCCCGGACCGCCCTCGGACGCGACGAGTACGACCACGCCGCCGAGTGCGCGGTGGGCCGCGCCATCGCCGAGCTGGTCGCCGCCGGGCTCGTCAAACCGGTCGGCAGACGTAACGGAAACAGGCGAGGAGCCACCCTCTATGAACTACTCCTCTGGTAACCCCCGACCCCTCACCCACCGAGGGTCTGACCCTCGCTCAGTGAGGGGTCGAACCCTCGCTCAGTGAGGGGTCGTATAGAGACTGCCATGACTACCAATTACTACCAACCTGTACCCCGTCGTCGTCTGCTACGTAACTGGTCCGCGCGCGCGAGACCGCCACGACCCACAATCCACCATCACCCGAACCCGACCCGGAGCAGCCCATGACCACTTGGACCCTGCACCTCCTCGGCTGGCCCATCGCCCACCTCACCATCACCACCACCGACGACCCACCCCCCGAACCCGAACCCACCGAAGTCATCGACTGGGCGGCCGACCCCACATGACCGGCTGCCACTACAACCCCGAAACCCGCGACTACCACCACGACGATGGCACCCCCTGCCGCCACGACCCCGCCGGCAAACCCACCCGACACTGCACCGCCCGCCGCACCTGCAGCCAACACCTCCAGCCCGACGAGCTCACCTGCGGCCGCTGCCTGCACCGCACCCGCCACGACCTCCGCTGGATCCCCGACCTCGCCGCCCTGCTCCCGGTCGCCGCCCTCAACGACGGCACCCACAGCGAAGCCGCCAACCTCGCCGGCCCCGCCGCCGACTACCGGATCTACACCGCCCGCCGCGCCATCGCCCGCCGCTGGATCCTCACCCACATCCCCGAGCGCCACCTGGCCCGCGCCATCGACGCGCTCCTCCCCGACGACGACCCCTGGCACCCCTACGCCGTCCTCACCCGCTGGCACCTCATGCTCGCCGAGGACTACCACCACCCGCTCCCCACCCGGCTGAGCGTCGAGGACAGCGCCGACTACCTCGACCGCACCCTGACCCGCACCGCCCACGACCCCGCCCAGGACTTCCCCCTCATGCGGGCCGAGCTGCGCACCTGCCGGCTCCACCTTGAGGCCGTCCTCCACAACGGACACCAGCCCGAACGCGGCGCACCCTGCCCCACCTGCGCCACCGCCGGTGTCCACCTTGAACGCCACTATGGCCACTGGTGTGAGGACCCCGACTGTGAGCGTGTCCACTACGACACCGACGAAGGCGACCGCTGGGTGTGCACCACCCACCCGGGCCACTGGTGGAGCGAACGGGAGTACCGGGCCTACGTCGAGGAGCGGGTACGGGTGGGGGTCTAGCGCAACCGAGGGGTGGGGGAGTACGTTCCATCCCAGCGCGCACCATCGCAAACCTTCTGCGTGAGCCTGCCCTTGTTCCGGCCCCGAACCCCGGGGCCGTTCGTCATTCCAGGGGGAACCGTGGCCAAGCCGCAGTACAGCACCCCCGACTATCGCCGCGCCTACCGTGCGCTACGCCGCGCCAACCAGCTCCGTGACCTCGACTGCGTGCAGCCTGTCTGCCTGTACGAGGAGGCCGGGTACGGCCGCACCATCCCGGTCGGTGACCCCATCGACGTGGCCCACGACGACACCGGCCAGCACATCCTCGGCCCGGCACACCGCTATTGCAACCGGGTCGACGGTGGACGACGACGACAACATGTCCCGCCGAAGCGCTGGATTCTTTAATCACCCCACCCCACGGACTCCACCAATCGCCTTTTGTCACACCCAGAGCTAGGAGGTTGGCCGTGGAGCTCCCGGAGGCCGCGGAGTCCGGCGACCGGCTGACCGCGCTGGTCGCGCTGCGTGACGTGCTGGCCCGGTCGGTGCTGGAGGCCCCCGCGGACAAGCGGGCGCCGCTGGCGGCCCGGCTGACCGACGTGCTGGAGCAGATCGAGCTGTTGTCCCCGACGGTGAAGGACGGTGATCCGGTTGACGAGATCGCCAAGCGTCGTACTGCTCGGGGAGCAAGCGCCGCCACGGGTGCGGGTCGCACCGCCGGCGGTTAGGGCTAACGCTTGGCGAGATGTCGCGGATCTGTCGGCTTCGTTCGGGTTGCGGCTGGATCCGTGGCAGGAGGTGGTGTTGCAGGCGGCTATGGGGGAGCGGCCGGACGGGTCGTGGGCGTCGAAGCAGGTGGGGTTGTCGGCGCCGCGGCAGAACGGCAAGTCGCAGCTGATCGTGGCGCGGGCGCTGGCGGGGGTGCTGCTGTTCGGGGAGCGGAAGATCGTGGTCTCGGCGCATCTGCAGGACACCGCCCGGGAGACGTTCACCAAGTTCACCGAGCAGATCGATGCGAACCCGGCGTTGGCGGACCGGGTGCGGTCGGTGATGAACGCGCTGAACCGGGAGCACATCAAGTTCCACAACGGGGCGGTGATCCAGTTCAAGGCGCGGACCGTGTCGGGGTCGCGGGGGTTCTCGTGCGACTGCCTGTTGCTGGATGAGGCGCAGATCCTGGGGATGCCGGCGTGGGTGTCCATCAACTCGACCATGAGCGCGCGGCCGAACCCGCAGGTGTGGCTGCTGGGGACGCCACCGACCCCGGAGAACAACGGGGAGGTCTTCACCAGTATCCGGGCCGCCGGCCAGGCGGGGGCGTCGCGGACGTTGGCGTGGCTGGAGTGGGCCGCGGAGGCCTCCGACGACCCGGCGTTGGAGGAGACCCGGGCGAAGGCGAACCCGGCGTGGCATGTGCGGATCAACCACGAGGTGGTGCAGGGGGAGTTCGAGACCTACCCGCCGGAGCGGTTCGCGTTGGACCGGCTGGGCATCTGGCGCGACGAGATGGGGATCCAGATCATGCCCAACTGGTCGTCGTGCGCGGCCGAGGTGGACCCGGCCCCGGCGACACTGGGGCTGGCGCTGGATGTGGACCGGGTGTGGCTGTCGCTGGCGGCGGCGTCGGCGGATGAGGTGCCGCACCTGGGGGCGGTGTTCCGCACCCGGATGAATGACGATCATGCGGCGTGTCTGGCGGAGGTGGCGCGGGTGGCGTCGGTGACGGGGCTGCCGGTGATCCTGGACGGGCGGGGGCCGGCGTCGTCCCTGATCGAGGACTTGGAGGCTCTGAACGTCAACATTGTGCGGGCCAACCTGGAGGACTATCTGGGGGCGTGCGCGGGTCTGTTCGACGCGGTGGAGTCGCGGCAGGTGACCCACGGGGACCATCCGGAGCTGAACGCCGCGGTGGCCGCCGCGGGGTGGCGGGTGGTGAACGATCGGCGGGCCTGGTCCCGGAAGGGTGGGGACGTGTCGATGCTGGAGGCGGCCACCCTGGCGTTCTGGCGGGCCAGTGCCATCAACTACGACCTGGCGAGCTCGTTCGGATGACGGCCACGGTGCTGGACGTGGTCGGGGTGGTCTGTCTGGCGGCGTTCTGCTGGCTGGTGTGGGAGCCGGCGGCGGCACTGCTGCCGGTGGGGGTGGCGTGTCTGGTGGCGTCGTGGGTGCTCGTCGAGGAGGGCGGAGAGTCGTGAGCCTGTTCCGGAGGCGGGTGGAGACCCGGGCGTCGCACTGGTTCGGCTCGGCCGTCGACGGCAACCCGAACGGGCAGGTGACCTCGGAGAAGGCGATGCGGCTGACGCCGGTGTTCGCGGCGTTCCGGCACATCGTGGACTACTGCGGCACCCTGCCGGTGGACGCTTACCGGCTCGCCGACGGGGTCCGGTCGGCGATCACACTGCCGCCGCTGCTGTCCCGGCAGGACGAGCCGGGCGGTCCGGGGCTGGTGACGTGGCTGGGGCAGGCCGCCTACGGGCTGGCGACCGGGAACGCGGTCGGGTGGGCGACCAGCTTCGACGGGTACGGCTACCCGGAGGACGTGTCGTGGCTGCATTGGTCGCAGTGGTCGTATGACGAGCAGGCCAAGCAGTGGTATGCGCTGGGGAACCCGGTGCCGTCCTCGCAGATCGTGCACATCCCCTGGATCGTGCCGCCGGGTCGGCGGCTGGCGCTGTCGCCGATCGAGCATCAGGCGGCGGTGATCTGTGCGGGCCTGTCGGCGCAGGAGTACGCGGACGTACGCCGTGGCGGCGGGGTGCCGCCGGCGCACCTGCGGAACATCCAACGGACCCTGACCCCGGACATCATCGACGCGGCCCGGCGGCGGGCGACCGCGTCGTTCGCGAAGGGTGAGCCGTTCGTGACCGGCGCGGACTGGGAGCTGACCATGGTCAGCATCCCACCGAACCAGGCGCAGTTCGTGGAGACCCTGAAGATGACCGCGAACCAGATCGCGGCCGCGTTCGGGATCGACCCCACCGAGGTGGGCGGGCAGGCCGCGAACAGCCTGACCTACTCCACCGAGGAGCTGCGGCAGATCAACCGGGCCGCGAACATGCGGCCCTACCTGACCCGGCTGGAGCGGGGTCTGTCGCGGCTGCTGCCGCTCAAGCAGTACCTGAAGCTGAACGTGGACGCGACCATGCGGGCGGACCTGAAGACCCGGACCGAGGTGCTGGGGATGCAGGTGGCGGACGGCCGGAAGTCCGTGAACGAGGCCCGGCTGATCGAGGACGACCCACCCGTGGCCGGTGGGGACTTCCACAACGTGCCCGCACCGAAGGCGGACCCGATCGAAAGAGGAGATCTCTCATGAGCGACGCCGAGCGACGCTACACACCGGTCCCGGTCGAGGTGCGGGCCGCGAAGGGTACCGGCCGCACCATCGGCGGCTATGCGGCGAAGTTCAACCGGATGAGCCAGAACCTGGGCGGGTTCAAGGAGCAGGTCGCCCCGGGGGCGTTCAACCGGTCCGCATCCCAGGGGTGGCCGGACGTGCAGGCCCGCTACAACCACGAGGACATGGCGCTGCTGGGCTCCACCGGCGGCAACAGCCTGCACCTGCGCACCGACGACGAGGGCCTGGTCTACGAGGTGGACCTGTTGGACGACGAGCTGTCCACCCGGGTGTACAAGCTGGTCGAGCGGGGGGATGTGCGGCAGTCGTCGTTCGCGTTCATCGCCGACTCCGACGAGTGGGGCGAGGACGACACCGGTTACCCGCTGCGGACCCTGCAGCAGGTGCGGCTGCTGGATGTGGCGCCGGTGAACGCGCCCGCCTACCTGGACACCTCGGTGGGGTTGCGGTCGTTGGCGCGCCGGTTCGACGCCGACTACGAGGAGGTCCGGCAGATGGCCGCCCGGAACGAGCTGACCCGGTTCTTCCACCGCACCGACGACCGGCCCGCGGAGAAGACCCGGAGCGCGTCGGCCGCGCTCGCGGCGTCCCTCTCACTGGACCCCGACGCCACCCTCTGAGACTCCCGACTGTGTCACCGGACCCCCGCTGACGCATCCGGGCCGCACCACCCCGTAGCACCCCACCGGACCCCCGCTGGGACTTGACGAACACCACCACCAAGTCCCCACGAAAGGGGTTCACATCATGACTAAGTCCATCGCGGACCAGCTCATGGAGCGCCGGGCGGCGCTCATCCACCTGGCCCAGGAGATCGCCCAGCGTGGGGTCGCCGAGGGCCGGGACCTGACTGTCGAGGAGCAGAC